CGCCTGAATCGTTGAGGTAATAACGATTGCCATCGACATCGATCCACCCTGTTGCCATAGCACCAGAGTCGTCTAGGTAATACCACTTACCGTCAACACTAACCCAACCAGTCGCCATGGCTCCAGAATCCGTAAGATAATACCATTTATCGTTGTCTAGAATCCAGCCAGTCTGCATCCAGCCTTCAGAATCAAAGTGGTACCACTTGCCATCGATCGGTTCCCATCCGTTTGTCGTATAAGAACCATCTGAATGGCGATACCACCATTTATCGTCTTGATTCACCCAGCCTGCACGTTCGGTCTGCGTTCCAGTCATTACATCGTACCAATACTGAGCACGCTTCATGTATTTGTCATGGTACGATGTTCCCTCCTTAAGAGGTCCAGGGCAACTGGTGGAGCTGAAGTGGCAGTGAGGAAACACGTTGACCATCCACTCTGGACGACCAAGACCGTAGTACTTGCAGATTGCAGCGCACAGATGCGCACCATTCTCGATACAAGCATCTGTCATGGAATTTCCCTGATTGGCATGCTCAATGCCAATGGACTTCTGATTCGCAGCCCAGTTTCCTGCGTGCCATGCTGTGTCGCCATCCCAGACGAGCTGACCTATGCGTCCAGACGATTCGACCTGGTAATGAGCAGAAGCCTCGCGAGTCTGCCACACGCTATAGCAGCCCTCTACGGTGAGGTCTCCAACATTGTAATGAACAACGACAAACTGGATATCATTACCACCACGACCCTTGGTGAAGTGTTTCGTGAGGATCTTGTTCACGTCCGCATTGAGATTCCCAAAATCCATTACTCGTTCACCTCACCAGGACGCTTAACGTTCCCCTTGAGATAATCTCGTGCGAGAGCAGACTCGCTATCAGACGTACCACTGGTGGTCGGGTCATTAATGCAAGCCCACAGGCTTGCGATCATAGAGACCACCACAACGGGATTCTGGAGCCCAGAGACGATAGTCTCTTCGAGCTTGACCCAACTGGTCATATCCTCCCACTGGGCACCAACACCCACGATAAGTGGGAGCACGATAGCACACAATACCTGTGCCCAGAAGACGGGATTCTTCAATCGCACTCCCCAGTTGATGTTCAACATTTTTCCTCCTAACAGATCTTTTCTTTTATCTCGTCGATGCGTTTCCACATCGTAGATCGATCCTCTTCCAACTTTATGAGTCGTCGCTCATGGTCAGACATCATGCTTTTTGTTTGACGCAATTCAGCCTTGATGTCGGCGACGTCGCTACGCATCTCCTTGAGATTCTCATCAATGCGGACGATACGCTCACGCTCGTCGCCGACACTTTTGGTCTTGCCTGAAAAAATGGCGTACAAGACTCCTGCAAATGAGGCTATTCCAAAAAGCAGATAGAATGCGTCGCGTAGCGGGATGTTAGAATCTAGCACGCCATCTCCCATCTGACCTACTTGTACGAGTCGACAAGCACCTTGACCTCAGCCATGCAGTCCATGGTCTTGGTACGCTGCCAATCGTAGAATTCCTGCAGTTCTGGTGACAGATCTCCGTGCTCAGAACGATAATTCGTCATGACGCGAGTCATCTGGTTGTAGAGCTTTTGGTAATGGTCGAGTTCAGTGCGAGCTAGAGACACGTAAACGTCTGCCAGCTCTCTGTCCTCGTCTTTCAAGTGAAGCGCACATTGAGCGTATTCACGAGCACCGTCAAGCTCATCGTCCATTTGTTCGAGCAGCGTAGAAATGCGCTTCATTCTAAGCCACCTTCACAACGATAACGTTTGCTACTCGAACAGACGTAGCATTCGCGCTTTTGAAGTTAAGCGTAGCCGTAGGAGCGTTCTTAGGGACGGTTACAATGGCGTGAAACGCCTGAGAGACATTGTCTCCCACGGTTGCTACCGTATCGAGGGCATGCGCACCAGGAACGGCATTACCGTTGCGGAACATCTGCGTCTCCTGGACGCCAGCGACCGTAGCGACGTACGTGAAGTTCGCTAGAACCTCGTATACACCACAGCGATTGATAGTGATATTGCTTCCATCACAGCTGATGCAGTTGTTGGAGACGGTCGCCGTAGGGAGCGGCACGTTACCATTCGCAGAAACGGCAGCTGGAGTGGAGCTGTCGTAGACAAAACGTCCAATAGTCTTAACACCCATTGTGGGCTCCTTTCACGCCTGGAGGCGAGGACTTGCGCCATCGCCTACCAAGACTACCGAAGATAGACGGCAATAGCTTAGAACGTGGTTCCGCATCCGCATCCGCACGCATTAGCGTTGAAATACGGATTGTACCCAGCGGTAAACGTGGTGGAGTTCGGATAACGGACAACGCCACAGAGAGCAGACTGAAGCTGCAGCTGGTTCACCTGACCCTGGAGAGCTTCAATCTTGTCCTTCTGGATAGCATCGAGCACCTTCTGGACAGCAGCAGTCGTGTTCGCATTGATAGATGCGGTGTTCTGAGCCGCATTGTAGTTCACACCATCAATGGCACGCTGAGTATCACAGCAGCACGTAGCAAGCTGCTGAGAGATGGCTGCGGCATTGTTAGATGCCTGCAGCTGAAGGTTCGCCTGACCGAGTGCGACCTCCTTGCCGAGCTGACCGATGTTGCCCTGCAACTCGTAGCCGAGGTTGCAGATGCCGTTGCCGAGCTGCATAGTCTGCTGGGTGTTCTGATCAGACAGACGACCAACAGCATTCTCAAGGTTGTTGAAGTTCATGGCATTGCACAGACCTGCCTCAGTGACAGGCTCGCCATTCGCACCACCACCTCGATTCCAGCCAGCACCGAACATGAACAGGAACAGCACGATAATCCACCAGGCACCGTTGCCGCCTCAGCCATCGCCGTCATCGTTGCCACGAGTGACAGCGGCGATGTCAGACAAGCTCATGTTTTCCATTTTGTTCTCCTTTCGTAGAACCTTACTATGTCCATTCTCTGCGCAGAATGAATGGCTTACTTAATGCCAAGAACCTTGGCGATTTCAGATGCTTGTTGCTTAACAGCATCAAACTCCTGCTGAGTTATTCCTCGTTCCTTGATAAGCTGCTCCACTTGAGCTTTGGCTTGCTCGGGAGAAGTCGTCTTGATAAACTCCATTAAGTGGGACATTTGAGACAGAGGGGATTGCTGCTGGGTCGACCCTAGGCTGGGTTTGAGCGGGCTGCTGGAATTGCCCAGTGCGTTGAATAACTGATTCATATTGCTCCTTCAGTTGTGCTGACAGTTGTGCCGAGAGTTGTTCGAACTCCTGACGTGTGATATACTCCTGGCGAGCTTCAGCTTCGACCTTTTTGAATTCAAACTCGGAGACGGTCGACACGCCAGTCACGTCCGTCTCTTTCAGGTAGAATCGATCTTTTTCCTTGTCCATCAAGAGCGCTTTAGATCCGAGAGGGATCGTACAATTCTTCGCCTCCTCGATTCCGCTAACAAATCTTACGCCTTGGATTACTTGTTGTCCCTGAGCGACCTGAGGCGTCTGAGGTTGCCAGTTTGGCATAGGAGCCATCCCCTGCCAGGGGTACTGATATTGCCCCATCAAATAAGGCTCGAACATACTTTCTCCTTTCTACGAATAATCTTATTATAACGCCTTAAATACATGTTAAATTCCACAATAAGGATAACTTACGGCGAAATTAATATACTCATTGTCAGATGAGGATCCACTTGTATAGATATACAAGGTTTCCTTTGAGGATCCGTTTTTATCGTATCCTGCTAGCCATATAGACGCTGTGTTATTAGGAGGCGTACCTCCCGCTACAGACAGTGTAGCTGGAAAATACCCTTCCAGTTCAGGACAATATTCTCTAGGGAAGTCGAGAACCCAGTTCCTGTTGATACCAGAGACACTACCCCAAAGGAATACTATTCCCGCAAACACACGATATTTTATAGAGCCGAAATTATAATCACTGTAAAGCGTTTTCCAGTCTTTAAAACGCATAGCTTCGTATACGTCTTGACTTTTTACGGGGCTTCCATTTCCTCCAAAAAGATACTTGTAAGCGTCTAATACCAGGATGCCATCTTCATATGTGCCTCCCTCATTTTTGATATAAAGTCCCGGATTAGTTCCCCCTGACGTTCCTGCGCCAGCGATTACACCTACCAACTTTTTGCCGTGGATGGTGATTCCTGCATTTGCGTTATCTGCAGAAGATGCTACTGGCTCAATCCATCCTCTTGTGCCATACAGATACACTCTCGAATCGAGACTATCTGTACCGAGGTACGCGGTTTTAGAATTGAATACGATGCTGCCATTTGCTGTCAAAACTGCGTCGTCATCTGTCAGCGTAAGATTTGCTAGGTTATTGCCTACGACAGTTCCATTGCTCCCCCTCAGACCTACCAACTCGCCAAACAATGCCAGAACAGAAGAACTGGAAGACGAAACTGTGCCTATCTCGCCGAGTCCTCCGCACATGCGAATAATGGACGTCTGTGAATTCGAGCCAAGACCGATCTCGTTAGACTTGAAAAATGCCGTCTCTACCTTACCCTGACGGATGTGGAAACCGTTTCCGTCTATCAAGATGTTCGGTCCAGTGGTGGCATCATTCGGTTTAGTCGTAACGTGAGCACCACTGCTGTCTGTCCAGAAATAGTAATTGATCTTTTCGACCTTATTTACAGCTTCGTTTGCATTTTCATTGGCCTTATTAATCGCTTTGGCAAGCACGGGAGTGGTGGTCGTGACTGTATTGTTGGTCCACGTCACCTGTGAGCGCGTCCAGAGGTATTTCCCCTCAGACCACTCAGGCTGATTTGTGCTCCATGATCCGCCGCTTTGTGTAGCGCTACTGGTGGACAGATAATACTGCTCTACAACAGCCTTAACGCCAATTCCCGTGTCACCTTTTGCACCGTTAGCTCCATTCTTACCATCAGCA